AATCGAAAGATTGAAACACCGGGGCACACTAAAATTTATTCCCACGAGGGATATGCTTCTGCCCTGTATGCTCTCTATCGTGGAGCTAACCCTGCTACCTTTAGCTCGTCTAAAGATCTAGAAGATGGGGAAATCTACAAATGTAGAATTACGACAGTTAGCGAAAATACTGCTCTTGGACACACCGAGACTGGGCAGACAATCTTTATCGATCTAAAGAAAGAGAGAAAAGATGCAATTAGATTAAACATCCAAGGTCTTGACTTCTCAGTTTCTAGCGAAATAGAAGCTATAGTTAGAGACATCAACGGAACTTATCACGGTTCGGTTGTCGAGTGTTATGTTCATAGCCTGAAGGCAGAATTTTTCGACCAAATTAAGAAGTGCTCTGTTGCATATCCTGCTAAGATCGAATCAGTTAACAAAGGTGGATTCCTAGTAGATATTTCTGGAGTTAAATGCTTTATGCCTGGTTCTCTTGCAGCAGCAAATAAAATTACAGACTTCGAATCTTACTTAGGAAAAACCCTTTATGTCATGATCGATGGCTATGTTCAGGTTAAAGATATTTTCGTAGTTTCCTACAAGAAGTATTTGAATCACATCATGAATTCTAAAATTCAAGAGCTAGATCTTACCAAGAAATACAAAGGTTCTGTTACCGGATCTTCTTCGTTTGGGCTGTTTGTTGAATGGGAAGACATCTACACCGGACTAATTCACAAGACAGAATTTGAAAATCAAATTGTTCAAGGATTTAATCCTGGGGACGAGATTGAATTCTACGTGAAAGAAGTTAAGGAAGACAACAAATTGACCTTGACTTTTGGAGCTCCTGTGGAGAAGACGGTTAAGATCTACGAGATTAAAGAGGCAATTGACAATGGAACTATCGAAGCTATGGCTGCGATTATTAAATACAAGAGAAAAAACGGATGTCTAGTTGAAGTTCCCGAAACAGGAATGATGGCGATGATTCCACAAGAAAAAGTAACCGAAGATCTTAAAAATGCTAAACCTGGAGACAGGATTGGAATTTTGATCTACGAAGTAGACCCAGTAATGGGAAAAATATTCGCTAAACCTGTAAATGTCTAACGACCTAAATCACTTTGATAAGCTCCATGCTTTAAACGCATCGGTCATTGGATTTGAATTCGAATTCTTTTCCAACATGGTCCGTGGCAGAATCGTGGAGTCTCTATCTAAGCTTTTAGGAAAGAAGGTAGTTTTATCTTCTAGATATCATTCTAAAATTCCAGTTACCCAAGACACATTCAAACTTGAACCGGATTATTCTGGAGGAAGTAAAATGAATGAACTTATAACTGGACCAATGCCATATGCGGAAGCAATGCCCGTCTTGATTAAAGTTCTCAGATGGATAGACGAAAATGGTTGGACAAACGATAAGTGTGCTTTTCAGTTCTCGATTAGCTTCGATAAAATGAGAAAGGACGTCGTCACCAGAATGGAACATCTAGACAGACTTCAGTTTATTCTGGGACTAGACGAAGGTGTAATCTATTCTAAGTTTGGAAATAGAACAAACAACGTCTATGCAAAATCAATCAAAAAAGTTACTCCGAGAAATAGATTTACTTCGATAGAGAACTTAACAACTATTGATCCTAAGATCTTTAAACTTCCGGACGATAAGTACTACGGAGCCAATTTTACTAAATTAAAAGACGGCTATATTGAGATCAGATATCTAGGCGGAAGAGATTACCAGAAGAAGATAACTCAGATCAGAGAAATTATCGACTACGTGGTTATTCATCTCTACAATATTCTTAGCGGGAGATCTAGCTACACCCAGAAAGACCTTGATTCTCTGAAGCAGATGATGAGGGAATATTCTAAAGTCGTGAAGAGTTTCTCTGATCCTAGAGCCTTCTTTATGCACTACCCAGATCTTCATTTGTTAGTCGATCTTAAAGGATTTGAGGAGAATATTAAGTCTTACTTTCCTATGATTAGGGACAAAGTTTTTGATCTAATCGTAGACGGAGGAGTTAGACACGGATTTTTTAACTATGACACATCCACTGGAAGATTTCAGCTGAAGAATTCTAGGATCAGAGACGCTGCTGCTGTTACCGATTTAGATCTTCTAGACTGCGACATTAAGGGATCTAGAGTTTTAAACTGCAATCTCTATTCGTGTAAAGCTAAAAACTGTCAAGTTGAGGATTCTCAACTTCTCACAGGAAATACCGTTTCCAATTCTAAAGTTAAAAATACATCTGCGGATTATTCAAACCATATGGAAGATTGCTATATAGACTGTGCAGGAAAGATTGTTGATTGCGACATCACAGGTGGGGTTATTAGAAAAGCAGACCTAGGAAGAAATGCTAAAGTCAGCGACGAGACCGAAAAAGTGAAAGACTTTGAAGACATCAGAGCGCAGAGATTTATTTCCGACTCAAGACTAAAGGACGTCAATGTTCACTTCCAGCCTCAGAAATTTAGAGATCAAAACTGGAAATATAAAAAACTATATTAACCATGACCGAAGCGGAACTAATCCAAGAAATTAAAGACGACCTATCGGCGTCTTGTTCACTTCCATATAACCTTAACGATCAAGAGATCATTAGGATTATCAACAGGGCAAAAGCCTGGATGTACGACAACTATCAGTATGCTGTAGAGCAGAGATTCTTTGTTCTAGGATCTACCCTTTTTGCTACTCCAGAATTTCTAAGAACCAGACAGATCCAGCTTCCCGCTAAAATTGTCACGGTTTTTGACGTCAGAGAGGCAAATAATCCCGGAGTTTCAGGAAATCCGGATAGAGACTTTGGCAGCTCTAAGCTTCTTGGTTCTGAACTCCTCCTTTCACCTTTCATGGGGGATAACCTAGTTTATAGAACCGTTATGTATTCCTATTTTGATCTTGCAAAAGCCTATCTGCTAGAAACTTTTGCTTTCAGATGGAACAAGAACACCAAAAAATTAACCATCTTGGGTAGAAATCCTGCGGGATCCCCTAATAACATTGGAACAGGCCCGAATAACTATGTTAGATCCGTAGCAGTTAGCTGCTTCGTTGCGATCGAAGATTCTGAACTTTTTGACGATGAGCTATTCTCCAGATACTGCAGGGCGAAAGCTAAACAACAGCTAGCGAGAGTAATCAGTGCATTTAACTATAATCTTCCAGGTGGAGTCCAGGTTAATTCTGGCGATCTAAAAGCCATGGGAGACGTTGAAATGCAAGAAGTAATGGACATGATCAACGGAGAAAACACTCCATCTTACTTCCTTCAGTGGAACTAATCTTTTTTATTTTCCCAGCCTTTTTATGTTGGATATATATTGGGAATTAATAGTTCCCGATGATAGAAATTTACAACAGAGATCCAGGAGATTTTGGTTACAAAGAAGGCATTATCGAAACGACAGATCCAATCGAGATCTGCATCGGACAGATAAAAATGCTTCTTTTGACTAATAAAGGAGAAGTCCTTGGGGATCCTAACTTTGGGATCAGTTTAGACGAGCTAGTCTTTAATCTAGAGCTATCGGAGAACTCCATCAGAAGGGAGATCGACTTTCAAATCAACAGCTATTGCACACTTTTTTACGAATTGGGTGGATATTTCAAGCTTGAATTCTACCAGGGAACCCTGAGAGATATAGCAAATCTTTATTTTTTTATCCCCGGATATTCGAATCTGAGCCCGGCAATATCACTACAAGTAACATAATCCATAGGAATGAATAATATTTTCCAGAAAAATAATATCTTAATTAGGGGTCTACTCAACACGACCTACAACTTCTTGCAGAAGACCTACAACCAGAGCAGAAACGTTTTTACCACAGCTTCTGCGTGGGGACAGATTCTATTTGTGCTGGAGAATCTCTCTCAGTTGATCCTTTATTTCATCGAGGACTCGATTACAGAGTTGAATATCTATGAAGCCACCAGAGACTACTCAGTTAGGAGTTTGGCTAGAATTGCCGGATACGATCCTGCAAGAGCGATGGCAGCTCAAGGAGAGGTTGCAGTGTCTTGGAATCTTAAGACGGCAGACGTTGGTGGTGGTGCAGTTATCATCCAAGAGAATACTAGAATTCAGTGCGAGCAGAATGGACTTGCCTATACCCTAATGATTAATGGACCAAGAGTTAAAGTTGCTCTTACCAGGGGAACAGCCTTTAAATTTAAGACTATCCAAGGGGCTTTTAGCACAACTACCTTTACTGGGACAGGTAATGCACTTCAGAGTTTTAACGTCCCTGTAAAGGGAGGGGTTTTTCTAGATCAATTCAACGTTAAAGTCTCGATCAACGACAGCAAATGGAAGCAATACTCTTCCTTATATGACATTCCTCTAGAGGGGCAGGGCTATTTAGTTATGTCTGGAATTAACGAGGGAATAGATATCTACTTCGGAAATTCAAACTTCGGAAAAGTACCCCCTCCTGGTTCGTTCATTAAGGTCGAATATCTCCAGACCTCAGGGTCTCTGGGTAATTTGAGATCGACTGCTACCTCTAAAATTACTTATAAATTTTTAGATCAAGGAACGGATTTATTCGGAAAGGCGGTCAATTTGAACGACTACCTTCAGATAGTGAACACTGTTGACCCTTCTTTCGGAGCAGACGAGGAACCAATAGCAATTACCAGATTAGCAGCACCAAAAACCAGCAGAGCGTTTGTCTTTGCTAATGCTGCAAACTATGAAATATACCTGCAGAAATTTAATATCTTTTCTCAGATCCAAGCATTTTCCACTTTTGATGACGAGTATCTAGATGACGATAATGTTGTTTATCTCTATCTAGTTCCGGATGTAACTATTGGACTTACTTCGAACGAGGATTATTTTAGCATTCCCGTTTCTTCTTTCCTGCTAACTTCAGCCCAGAAATTAGCCATTCTAAATTTACTTGAAGATTCAGGATCTATGATAGCAATGACTGTTGTTAAAATTATAGAACCTAGAATTTCTAGATATGTTGGAAATGCAATCATTACAACATTTGAAGGATTTGATCCTGAGATTATCAAAGACAAAATCCAGTCAACGATTTCCACCTACTTTATCAACTTGAAGAGGAGAGATAAAATTCCAAGATCTGACATGATCGCTCTGATTGAATCTGTCCCTGGGGTAGATTCTGTTTCTTTCTACTTTGTTGGACAAGAGAATGAAGCATATCATGCTACTATAGATTCTCTTCCAAACACTAGCGTTTCTGAACTGAACACTAACATTGGATTCGATGAGTTTGGTGACATCATCATCGGAAGAGGAGAACTTGTGGTTATCCGAGGAGGATGGAATGACAGATACGGATCCTTCTACGAAGTTGGAATCGTCCCTGGTAAACCTTCTGCACTGAATATTTCCATCAAGGGAATAGTTCCTGTTACCTACCTTTCTGAACTTGGAGCTGAAACTAAAGCCCAGTTAATAGCTGCAAATAAATAAGAAGAAATGGCACTAGATTATTCTCCATATTTTCCGGACAAAGGGAAAAACGCTTATACGAATACCCCGGTTATTTCGTCTTCTAATTCTACTTCTAGTAGCCCGAATGGAATAAAGTATAAGAACTACACGACCAATTTTGACACTATAACAGACCTTTATCCAACTTCCGGTCAGGCTGAGGCCAGATCTTATAATTTGGGATGTTCCGGATACAGAACTGTTTTAATCTCCTCTAATGGAACTTATCAGTATGCTCCGTGCCAGACATCTGCCGAGTATACAACAATTATGGCGGGAATTCCAAAAGGGGATATGCCAAGAAGATACTACCTCTTTGATCAGACTGAAAATGTATTTGACG